TCTAATTGTTATGAGTTAGGCACAGATAGATGCGCACAAATTACTGGTAGTGGTAATTCTACATCTTCAATGGGTGTATCTGGTATGGGTACAACATTTATACAGACTGTAGATATAAGTGATTTAACTATTGACAAAGGTGGTCAAGTAGTGTATACTATAAGTGTAGATAAACGAGACCCTCAAGATAGAATCTACATGCACATTACAGGTCGTAATGGTAACACTTCAGTATTTAGTGGAACAGATATATTATCTGAAACAGGTGTTACAAGTGGCTATCAACAATACACAGGTAATTTTGACTTTGCAGGAAGTTTAAATAGACTAGTTGTAGAAGTTGGTGGTAGAGATATTAATCTTGCAATAGGTCCACTATTTGATGATGTTAGTATAAATGTTTTATATAATGTTGTCAACACAATAGTTACTCAAGAAATAACTACAGTAGAAATGTTTGTAGCTTTAAACACAGATGTTTCTACAGAAATAATAGATGTTGTAGAAACTATTTTTGAGTTTAACGAACCTATACAAGACGCTCCTGTTTTTACATTAGAACCTATTAATGACACTGTAGAAGATTTTTCTTATGAAACTATAGAGGTAGAACTAGAGTTAGATTTTGATATAGAAATAGAAATGCCAGAGATAGAAGTAAATGTTGAACCAGAAACAGAACAACCAACTATGGATACATCGGAATCTACAAACGAAGAACCTGTTGTGGAAGCTGATACTGATAGTGAACAAAATGAACCAACAGAAGAAGTTGAACAAACAAAACCCGATAGCGAAGCTACTGAAGAATCCACTATGGAAGATGAGAGTAGTGATGAGCAAGAAAGTGTACAACAGAAAGAAGAACAAGAACCTGCTCAAGAACCTATAGAAAAACCAAAGCAAGAAGAGAAACAAAAAGCTGCTACAAAGATTATTAAGAAGATGGGTGACAAAGGCAGATACGAAGCAAACAATCAAATAAAAACTTTAATAGTAATGCAAGTATTAGCAAACAGTAAAAGTTTTTTTGTAGATACACAATTATCTGAAATACAAGGTTTCTTTACAGATGTAGAATTACCTGACACAGAATTATCAGATAATAATATTGCTAATTATTTTATGACAATAGATAGCGATAATACATTTAATCAGATAGTAGATAGTCAATATAATAGATAGGAGATATATGGCAGAAATAGAATATAAAGGAGTAAAGGTAGGTGGCTCAAAGCTACTACTTATCGTTCCATTACTAGGTACACTTATTGGTGGACTATGGGGAGGCTTTGAAGTCTTACAAAGATATAAGTCTATGGAACAAAAAATAAATTCTTTTGTAAGTCCTGACCTTTCTGACTATGATAAAAGAATAGAACTAATACAACAAGAAGTTACTATGTTACAAAGTGAATTATCTATGATATTAGAAGAAGTAAATCTAGTGGCTGATGTTGCAAAAGAATTAAAGAACGACCTTAAAGGGGATGTCCGCAGAATTGAAACTATCGTAGAAGATGTAGAAACCAGAGTTAAAGAAGACTCTAGAGCTAACGAAAAAGAATTAAAAGAATTAGTTAAATCAATAGAAGAAGATATGGCTAATCTTGAAGAAGAGGTACAGGAAACTATACAAAAAACTTTAGCTAATCCGTTAGCAGGGATGAAATAATGAAAATAGATTTAAAAGTAATATTACCATACATAGTTATCATAGCAAGTTTAGCTATGACATGGGGCATGTGGAGTGAAAGATTAGAGGCAGTAGAAAAAAAAGCTGACTCTGTTACTCAAATGCAACAAGACATTGCAATTATAAAAGAAAAAATTATGTGGATGGAATCTTACTTAATGGGAGATAATTAATGGCATACAAACCTTACGCAGAACTTACACCTGAACAGAAACAACAATTTCCAGATGAAGCTGCATATAAACAATTTATGGATGCAACACAGCAATCCACAGAGAGAACATTAACAGACCCATCACAAAGAGTTCAAGCAGAAGTAGGAGCTGCAATGAGACAACCTACTTTACCAAGAGGAACAGCAGTTACCCCTGGTCTTGCACTACAAGCACCAACAACAGCTACAACTGTAGCTACTCAAGGTTTAACTGGTGATGTCCAAGCTGTAACACCAACCACACCCACAGCACCAACAATTACCCCTACAACAACTCCTAGTGCAGAACAAATTGCACAAACACAAGTTACAACAGCACCACAATATCAAGCAGTAACAGGACAAACAGTTCCTCAAATGACTGCTGCTCAAGGTGTTGTATCTCAACCTATGGTAGCCGAGCAACAAGATTTAACAGCGTTGCCTCCCGAAGCTACAGTTCAAGGTCAATTAGCAAACATATCACAAGCAATACAAACATCTGTAGACGAAGGTAAACCTTTACCTGCGTTTGCACAAGGTGCTAAAAAAATCGTAGATGCAGCCATGCAACAAAGAGGTCTTAGTGCCTCTAGTATTGCAGCAGAGGCTTTAGCATCAGGTATATTACAGTCTTCTATACCTATTGCACAGGCAGATGCTCAAGTATTTCAACAAGCTATTTTTCAAAATTTATCTAACAGACAACAAGCTGCAGTATTAAATGCACAACAATACTTCCAAATGGATATGCAGAACTTGTCTAATAGACAACAAACAAGTTTAACAAATATACAATTAAGACAACAAACATTATTATCAGACCAAGCTGCAAGTAATGCTGCATCACAATTTAATGCACAAAGTCAACAGCAAACAGACCAATTCTTTGCAAGTTTACAAACACAAATAAATTCTAATAATGCTGCAAGAGCAGATGCCATGAATCAATATTCTATATCTGAAAAAAATAAAATTGCAGCACAAAATGCACAAAATCAAATAGGTGTTAATGAAGCTAATGCACAAAGAGAAGCTGCTATAAATCAATTTAATGCACAACTAGAAGACCAAAGACAAAGATTTAATGTAGAAAATCAAAGAGTTATCGACCAATCAAATGTGACATGGAGAAGAAGTATTAACACTGCAAATACTGCAGCTATTAATGCAGCTAATCAAACAGATGCACAAAACTTATTGAACATATCTAACTTTGCATTATCTGCGTTATGGCAACAATGGAGAGATGAGGCATCATGGATAAATACATCATCAGAAAATTCTAAAGACAGAGCGCACAATGTTGCAATGGCAGCTTTAGAAAGAGAAACAGAATTAGCATTATTAGATGAAGAATCGCAAGGTGCGTTAAATCAAATAATTGGTGCAATAGGATTAGAAATATTTAGTAGATTATAAGGAGATAAAATGAGTTTAGGATGGAGTACAATTTTTGGTATCGGTGCAAATATACTAAGTGGTAGAGATGGTGGTGGTGTAGGTCAAACACCTCAAGCACCTGATATTAGTTTTACAAGATATATGGAGACTACTGAATCTCCTGCAGAGGCAGAAACAGTTAGATTTGGTGAGTCAACATCTTATGCTGAATTTTTAAGAGCATGGGATAGTTACTTAAATAATGAATATTTAGAAATGTCTAAGAGGATAATGTAACATGGCTATGGAAAGACAACAAAATCCGTTTGATACACCTGTTCCAGGTCAATCATTAACAGATGAACCTAAAAATTATGTTTGGGAAAACCCTCCTAGATTTGCTAAAATAGAAGACTCTGCTACATTTATTTGGGAAAGACTACATAAAAAAGAAACATTAAGTAAAATTATTTTAATGTTACAAACAGGGGTATCTGTCGAAGCAATAACAAGAGTTATAATATTTTCAGGTTATCTAGAAGGTGCTTTTTCTATAGACTCAGCTATACTATTAACACCTGCAGTGCAAAAAATGGTATTAGCAATAGGTAAAGCTGCTGATATAAAAGAAATAAAAATAACTAGACCTAAACCAAAAGAAACAAGACAAGTATTAAAAGATTTATATAAGACTAGAAATTTTGCACAAGACATAGAAGGTAAAAAATCACAAGATGAAAAGCAAAAAGTAGAAAAAGAAAAGTCAAAAGGTTTAATGTCTAAAGAAGGAGATGATGAATAATGAGTTTATTAAGTTCTAAATTTTTAAGAGACGCTGCTATCGGTGGCGGTAGAAGATTACTTTTTCGTATGGATGAAAATAGAACCATTGGTCAAAAAGGAATAGAAACATTAGAACTAGCAAATAAAGAAGTAAACGAAGAAGTAGCAAGTTTTAAAGACACTTATGATACAGCTTTACAAGTAGGTGGTAATGTAGGTGGTGGAACTTTTGCTAATTATATATTTGCTACAGAAGATATAGAATATATTGCTGCTCTTCAAGCAATGTCTCCTGAAAATAGAAATGAAGCATTTGCTACATTAAAGAAAAATTTTGAAAATTTAGATGATGAAACAAAAAATAGTTATGAAGATTATACTAAGGTTGCACAAAATAAATTTGTAGCAGATGTAAATCAAAGTAAAATAAATAACGGATTAGTTTCTAAAAACAACATGGGTCAAGATACAAAAAACTTTTTAGCAAAGTTTATGTTTGAGCCACCAACAAATATTAGAGAAAGACAAGAGGAGCTTGTAGACTTTGACCCACCTGCATTAACAGCACCTGATGTTGTGAAGGGTGGATTTGAAGCTATTACACCTATGCCTTTAAATATAAAAGTAACTCGAGCAGATATACTAGGATATTTAAGTACAAGTGCAGACAGTATAGGTTTTGAAGGTGACCAAACTTTAAAGCAAAGTTTTCAGGATGATTATAATATGTTAGTTAGTCCTGACTCTTCTGCAATAGATAAAACAAATATTATTAACAAATATTATAATGTAGTTTTAGAAAGTAAAATACCTATTACTCCTGTAGTAATGTCGGGTAATCAAGACCCAATATCTTCTGCAGAGTTAATGGATATGAATGAAGACGAAAATCCACCTTATACTGGCGAAACAATATAGGAGACACACATGGATGTTAAAATGTCTGATGGTGTGGTTGTCAGATTTCCTGAAGGTACACCTTTATCAGAAATAAAAGCACAGGCAAAAGAATACGAAGATAATCTTAAAATTAAGTTAGAGCAAGAAAAAGAACTTAATGATGAGTCTATTGGTATTGGTGAGTCTATTATTAAAAAAGGAAAAAATGTAATAGACGCTGCAACTAACATAGGAACTAATGTTGCTAAAACTTATAGATATGCTCCTGTAGCAGGTTGGAATGGATATAGTGCAATGGCAAATCAATTATTTGCTAATATACCTGAAAAGTTTTTAGAGCTAGAGGACATGAAAAAATCTAGAGAAAAAAACTTTGACCCTAAAAAAGAAGATAGTAAATTTAAGGGTGCTATGATGGCATGGTACGACTTTCATAAAGACCAAAAAGAATTAGATGAAAAGCAACAACTAGAAGCACAGAAAAAAGCAGGTTCTGGATTTACATCTCAAGTTATTCAAGGTATAGTTCAGACACCAGGAGTAATTGCTTTATATACACCTGCGACAATAGCCACTAGAAGTCCTATGGCAGGTTTTGCATTGACTAATATGTTACTCGAATCTGAAAAAAGAGAAGGTGAATCTCAGATGGAGTATGCAAAAAGAGTAGGGTTTGCAGGTGCAGAGGGTGCATTGATGGGTAAATTTCTACAACAACTAAATCAATTTGCAATACCTACAAGAGTTACAGGTATGGCAGCTATGGGTGCAGCAGGTCCTGCAGAAGATGGTGAACAAAGAATAGCAAATGCTACGACATTTGGAATATTAGGAATATTTGGTCCTAAATTAACTAACAAAAGTAAATTAGATATTGCTACAGACGCATTAGTAAATAAAACTAAAGCAGTCATAGACCAACAAATAAATATAAAAAAAGCAGAAAAAGCAGTTAATGAGACACATAAATCTATGGCTGCAATAATAGACCAACATACAGCATATGAAAGACAGATAACAGATTTAAATATACAAAATGCAAAATTAGAAAAACAAAAGATTAGAACAAAAAATGTAGAAAAACAAAATCAAATAAACACAACCATAGAAAATAATAAAACTACTATAAGAGGTATTAATGTAGAAAAAGGTAAATTAAAAAAATCTATGGACACTTTAAGTGCTGTGTTAAGAGACAATGAGTTATTTGCTACAAAGTTTATGAGAGACTTTGATATGGTTTCTGCACTAACACCAACAGAAGCTAGAAATTTATTAGTAAAAGGTGTTGATGCAACTGTCATTAAAAAAAGAAAAAATACAGAGACAGGTAAGTATGATAAAAAAGAAGAAACTGTAACACAACTTAGAAGAAATACTAAGCATATGCAGAAAGGTAAACACGAAAGTCAGTTTGCAAATTTATTAGATGCAATGGCTAGAGGTGTTAGAAAGTATGTAATACCTGCAAAATTTTTAGGAGATTATCCTGTAGCTAAATATGGTATAGATTTAGTAAGTAACTACAATAATCAAGTTGCTTACATGACACAATTATTTTTAGAAAATCCTATGGCATTTAAAACTATAGGAACTACAGATAAAATAAAAGGATATAGCCCTTTAAGATATACAGAATTAAGACCGTCTGAAGGTATTGGTATTATTGCATTTGAAAAACTACCAATAAATAGTCAGGCTAAAGTAGTAGAAACAATGGCTACATTAGATGCAGAATATACTCTGTATAGAAAATTAACAAAAGACCAAAGAAAAGAAGATGTTAGATTTGATAGCAAATCAGGCGAAGCGACACCAGGATATATAGATACTTTTGGATTAAATAAAGCAGAAGTAAAAGCTATGAAAGATATACAATTAGCTTTTGATGGATTACAAAAATTTTATAATCAACATGTTGTTAACTATGGTACTAATTTATCAAAGATAAACAGAAGACCAAACTATTTTCCAAGAATATACATAGGAGAATATAAAGTATTTGTATCTAATACTAAAGGTGACTTATTAGGTGTATATGGTGCTACTAATTTAAGAGAGGCAAATGCAATTAGAAAACTAATGTCTAAAGGTGTTGAGGTAGACGGTGTTACTGTACCTGCTAAAGACTTAAAAATAAATATTCGTTCTAGTCAAGAAAGTCAAGTAAAAGATATATCTGCAGAAGTATTTCAAGATGTTATGAATTTAGTTGTAAGAAATAAATCTAACAAAAAAGCCATAGATGCATTAGATAAAGCAGTTAATAATTTATACTTACAAAGAGGATTTAATGTACAAAAAATAAAAAGAACAGGAAAACAAGTTGCAGGTTATCTTGGAACATTTGGAAGTCCTAGAAAGAGAGTAGAAGATTTTAAAAAAGCTGTGACAACTTATATTAGTGGTGGTGTTCAAAGTGCGTTAAGAATAAAATTAGCTAGAGAGTTTACAGATTTTTATACTACACCTATTGGTAAAGGTAAAGATGGTAATTTTATCACAGGACCTAGAGGACAAAAAACTATAGCAGATTTATACCCTGAAGATTTTAAATTTGCTAGTATGTATAAAGATAATGCTGTAGGTTTACCGATTAATAAGATAGTAGAAACTTTAAGAAAAAGTCCTGAAGGAACTACAATAGAAAATTTTGTAAGTAAGTGGTATGGTAAATCAGCAAACTATGCTAACATATTTTTCTTATTAGCATTAAATCCTAGATTTATTATGTTACAAGGAATACAACCTTTGCAAATGATACCACATAAATTAGCAGGTATGACTGTAGAAGTTAGAGGTGGTAACATGGTGGATGCTACTGCTCATGCATACTATTCTACTGCACTAGGAATGTTGCGTACATTAAAACCTACAGAGTTTAATATAGCATTAGCTAAATCTGGAGTACGACAAAAAGTTATAACAGAGGCTATGTTAAGAGAATTTCTAGGAGATACATATTTTTCTCAAGGAAAAATAAATGCAAAACTTGCAGGTAAAAAAGCATTAAACTTTGTTAATGGTAAAATACCTGTTGGTTTTATGGAAAAATTTACAAGACTTCAAGCTATAAATATTATAGGTGAACATATGCTGTCTTTAGGTTACAGTAAAGAGTTTGTAATAAAACAAGCACCTTACATAGCAAATCAAAGAATGGTCGAGTATCATGCTTATAATAGACCTATGATGTTTAATTGGGTGGGTGCTATATCTAAACCTGCAGGATTATTTAAAACATATGCACATAATTGGTATGGTCAAATGCTAGAAGCAATACAAAAAGCACAATTTGAAAGATTAAAAATAGGAAAGCAAAGATTACCTGTTCCAATACCAAAAGGTCAAACAACACAACTAGCTAACTTTATAGCAAGTCAAGCCTTTTTTGGTGGATTAAAAGGGGTTGTAGGTGTTACATTTGTAGATTTTGTAATGAAACTAATGGGTGCTAATACTACCCTTAGTGATTTTTTAATTAAGTCTGGATTACCTGATGTGTTTATATTTGGCGCACCATCAACAACATTACAAGCAGATATGAGTAATTCTTTAATGGCTCCAACTACAGACCCTACCGAAGTAATTAATTTTCCTAGTTTTGAATTTGCATTAAATGCAACGGCAGGTGTATTTGAATTAAGTAGATATTATACTTTATACAAAGCATCACAAGAATTAACAGGAAAACCATTATTAGATTATACACCCCCTGCTACATCAGATGTTAGAGATGCATGGAAAAAAGTTACTCCAACATCACTGCATGGATGGATAGAAAGTTGGTATCAAAATCATGATAATCCTTTTTATATTCAAAGTAAAACAGAAAATATAATAAGAGAAGATAAAGACTGGTTTACTAGAAAATATTTATCAATGAGAAGTTTGGAAGAGTCTAAAAAGATGACATTTAAATATATGATGAAAAGAAAAATGGGTAGCGAATCCATGAGCAGGTCAGATTTTGTACAGATGATGGCAGAGGCATATATAAAATTTAATGGTAATATTGAAGAAGCATGGCAACAATGGATGTATGACTATGCATATGAAAAGTATAAATTTAAAAACCCTAAAGAATTACATAACTCTATAAAAAGAATGTTAGATAATATGCAATCTACCTTTACACAACAAATGGAAAGAGGTGGGGTAACAGAAGACGAACAAGAAATATATGATAAATCAGTAGAACTAGGAATAGGAGGATTTTAAAATGTTAGGTGGATTACCTGTAGAAATGATTACAATGCTAGGCTCTAGCCTACTAGGTGGAGTAATGTCCATATGGAGTCAGAGCATAAAAGCAAAACAAGAAGAACAAAAAATGTTACTAGCTAGAGCAGAGACACAAATGTCTTTTATAGAAAAAGCTAGAACATATGATAACAAAGGTTTTCAATGGACAAGAAGAATTATTGCATTGACTGCAGTATTCATGGTTATAGCATATCCTAAACTTGTACCAGTATTATTTGATGTTCCAGTAATATTAACATGGACAGAGTTCACAAATGGATTTTTATTCTTGATAGAAAAGAAAGAAATATTAATGGATAAATCTTTTGCAGGTGTAGTTATCACACCACTAGACACACATCTAATGTCAGCGATAGTGGGATTATATTTTGGTGGGAGCTTAGTTAAAAAATGAGCGAACAAAGAATAAAAGATTTAGGAACAGTATTAGACACAGCGTTTACATTTATAGCAAAACAAGAAAATGCAGCTTTGTATAATGCAATATTATCAGCAAAAAGATATGACCCTAACAGCACATACATACCTAATGAAGCCACGGGAGCAATACCATTACTAGGTGAATATAAAGACCCATCAGGTAATAGAACATATGGATTTGGATTAGAAATTAGAACTGCAAATAATATGGGTGGTGTAGTTCCTGCTACAACAGTTCCTGAAATGGAATTACAATTTAAAGAAAGAATACAAAAAGATATAGATTTTGTTGATAATTTAAAAGATGCTAGAGGTAAGGTAATTGCTAATAGTCTAGATAATAATCAAAAAGCAGCTTTAGTATCTCTTATTTATAATATAGGACAAAGCAAATTTTTAGAAAGTAAAGCATATAAAGAGGGTTTAGCAGTAGGTAATATAGAAACATTTAAAGAAGAAGCGTTTGACCCTGAGATAGGTTTTGTAAAAGACGAACCAGGTGGAAAAATTTTACCTGGTCTAGTTAATAGAAGAAAATCTGAAAAAGAATTATTTGAGACTGCAGAAAGACAAAGAGTAGAAGAAACTGCTAAAACAGGTGCAGGTTCAGCCTTTGATAATATTACAATAGAAGAATTAGAAGGTATACCTAAAACTAGGTCAGACTTATATGGTAATAGATTTATTAAGAGAAATTAATTAATACTATTAACAAACTTAGTTAAGTCTTCTGTTAAATCTTCAAACATAAGTTTAGTCTCTTGAGTAAGAGCAACTAGGATATTAGTGTGCATATATTCGGGATATTTTTCTTTCATAGTTTCATAAAGTTTCTTGTGATTAACCGTACTATAATTTAAAACTAATTCAAAATCTCTATTAACCCCCACATTAAATCTACCAACATCAATTAGAAAATCATATTTTCTTCGTATTAGATTCTTTCTTTGTATTTTCATTTTCTTTTACCTCTAATGCAATAGAGTTTAGTAGTTGATTTACTTGATTCCACGGCAATGTGGATAGAAAATTAACTATCGCTTGAACTAGCTTTTGACTTATTTCGTATTTTTGCATGTTCTTTTTTCTCCTTATGTGACTGTATGTTTCTTAATTCTTCTGTTATTATAGCAGATAAATCATCATGTAATATTTTTAAATATCCAAAGAAGTTTCCTTTAGTAGATATCTTTACATATCCTTTATCCTTTACTTGTTTAGATTCAAATGTATCTAAAGACAAAAGTAAATCTCCTGTAAATGGGTCTTTAAGTATTCGCATAATTATTTATATCCATTAAATGTTTTATAGGAACTAGCCAACCCCAAGATGTATTGCTATCACCACCAGGTGCTGACCTATATTTATTATTCTTAATCATCATCTTTAATCTATCAGTCTCCAATGATATTGCAAAACAAAACTGTTTACCTTTGTAAAAATTTATAGTCCAATATTTTGCATGTGTTGTTAGTATCCCACTATCTTTACCTCTACTTCTGTATTCACAGTAATGATTACCACTCTTAATCCATTTATCTATTTCTGATTTAACTTCAACTTTATCACCCTCTAGTATAGCTCCTATTATACCCTCTCCCTTTTTTCCTGTGACTAAATCATATTTAAAATCTGAGTTATGTTTCAATTTAATTTCTTCCTCCAATCATCTATGTTTATAATATTCGCCTTTCCATTTTCCATTTCCTCTAATTTTGAAACACCCAAACCTATTTCATAAACCATGTCGGGGTCATCTAATGCAATCTGACATAAACCTAAAGCAACTTTAAAACAAATATCTTTTTGTTCTGTATCTTTTACATAACTTCTATCTATACCACATATAAATTTATTTTTTTTACCAAATGGTTTTACAACTATAACTACACTATCTTTATCTAATTTAATTTGTTTAATCATGTATTACTTCCTTTGGACTGTTTATTTCAGCATACCAATAAAATTTAGGGTTCTTTGCTTTTGATTGTTGTTGGGGCAAGTATTCAATGTTATCACCCCAACATTTATGTTTGTATGGACAATAAGAGCAAACCGTACCTAAAACTTTATTACCTGTTTTCTTTTGATAAAAAACTTCTTCTTCTAAATCATAACATTTTTCAAAAGGCGCATCTTCCATTAATGCTTTTACATTGTGATGAACTTTATCTAATGCTTTCTTCCTATACTCTGTGTCATTCTCGGGAGGCTGACTAACTAACATTTCGCCTGTGGCTTTGTTAACTACAATCCAACCACCAAAGGGTTTACCTGTGGCTTCTGAATATAAATATCCTTGAGATAAATATCCAAAGACATCATCCTCTGCTATTTTGTGGAAACCACCACCACTTTCTCCAAACTTTTTTTCAAACGCAAAAGGTGAAGCAGATTTTATATCATAAACTTTATCATCTATTATTATATCGTATGTGCCTTTCATATCAAAAAATTTTGTATTTAGTTTTACATTACCTTGAACACCTTTTATTTTTGCCTTTACAGTTCTCAGCAACATTACAACTACTGCCTCTATTATATCACCAAATAAATTTCTTAATTTAAAATTATAATTCTCATAACTAATTATACTATTCTTACCTGAATACTTTTTGTCCATTTGTAATTGACATAAAGGTTTGCCAATGTTAGACATTCTTATTCTAAACTTTGATTCTCTTTTGTCTGTAAATTGTTTCCTTATTGCTTGTTCACATTCATCTTTAAATTTATTTATAATAGGTTTAGGTATAGCGACAGGCTCTCGTTGAGCCTGTGCTAAAAATGATTTTACTTCTTCTAAGAAAGTCAAGCGGTAACTTCCTTCATTATTTCATCATCTAAAATATCCTCTGCAGTAGTTTCACTTTTCTTTGCTTTGTCATGCTCCGCCTTGACATAATCATTTTCTTGTTTAACATAATCTAAAAAATCTTTTAGTATTTGTTTATCTGTATCGGAAAATTTTACATCTTTATTAGCATCTTTTATTTTAGCAGTAAAGTAAGTAACACTACCTTTCGTATGTTTTTCTGTACCATTAAAATCTAGAACAGTATTATACATAATTTTATTTCTTTTAGATAGACTTTTTAATTGGTCACCTATAGGTAAAAAGTTTACGCCTCTAACTCTATATAGGACTGGCTCTTCTGTAATTGTGACATCCTGTCCTTTAGAGGTTTTTCCTTTTGCAGATACCACACCAAATACATTTCTATAACAAGTAACCTTATCCTGTTCTATTTTAGAAGCAGGGTCTAAGTCTTCTCGTAACGCTTTAGGTACACTACCACATGCGTCAGTTCCATTCGTATCAGGTTTTGCATCCGACCAACTAGTAAACATGACAGATTTGTAATTGTTATCTTCATTCTCTTCATCATATTTATTATATTGAAAGGTATTTAAGAATGGTCTGAATGATACTTTCTCTGCAAAGACCAGACCATGTTTCTGACTGTCTATTTTATATAGACCTCGTTTTATCAGATTGCCTTCGCTATCCTCCGTATCGTAGTTAATTGATAGCCTTGATAGTGAAGAGCCACCCGACTCTACATCTTGACCTAACATAGCCATCACTTTATCGTTGGACATATTATCTATATCCGCTAGTACTTCATTTGACATATAATGCCTCCTTTTTGTAAACTTATTATAGCATTAAACTGTGGATAAGTCAAGCCAATTTTGACCTTTTTTTATCTCAAAATCTAATGGAACATTTAACTCACAATCATATCTTTTTAGTAGTGAGTCCTTAACATTACTAAATCCTGTCTTTATAATACTAATGACATGATGTATTTCATCAGGATGTGCATCTAATATTACAGAGTCATGTACAGTATTTATTAATAAACTTTTCATATTTCTTTTTTTTAATAACTCCCAAACATTATAACATGCAATAGGAACTATATCTGCAGTAGCAAATCCTTGTACAGGATAATTTTTTATAGCAGTAGCTTGTGTAGTGGACCCATCTTTTCTTCTGTAAACATTTGGAAAATAATATTCTCTACCACTAGGTAGTTTAACTATTTTTGTTTTGTATGCTCTGTCTTGTAAGAACTGATGCCACTCTGCTATCTGTGGATATTTTTTTAAGAACTTTTCATAATACTCTCTTTCTTTTTTCTTACCCATCATGCCTCCATACAAAGGTTTAAATGTATGTGCCTTTGCAGTTTGTCTATCACAACCTATGACATCTGCAGTATACTGATGAACATCAACACCATTTTCAATATCCTCCATACCTTGTTTGTCCTGTGCCAAAAACACCGCAGTTCTAAATTCTAACTGTGCAAAATCTACTTCTATTATCTGACCATTTTCAAATCTAGATTGTATAACTTTTTTTACAGGAAACTTATCACCTCTGGGCATGTTTTGGAAATTAGGTTTAGAACTAGATAATCTACCCGTGGTAGTTATGTGTTGATTAAAAGAAGGATGTAGTATATTATCAAAGTTTGTATTATCTTTTATGCCTGTTATAAATGTATTAAGGTATGTTTCTAACGCACCAAATCTAATTATACAATCTATAAATTCTTTTAGTGTACCCTCTGCATAAATACCTATTCTATTTAATGTATCTTTATCAGTTTTAAAACCACCCTGTGCCACATCTTGTACACTGTTAGCTTTCCAATTAAATCCTGCTCTAGCCTCTGTCTCTATGAATAGCATACCTTCACCTTTACATCTAGAACATTTAGATAGTTTAGCAAAAGGACTACCATCTTTTTTTATTTTTCTAACATGACCAACGCCTTTACAATCACCACATTGTTGTGCTATTGTTTTATATACAGGGTCAGTATATTTATTAACTAATTCTTGAAAGGCTCTGTCTGTCATTCTTGGTCTTCGTTTTGCTTTTTTAGTTCTTTTATCTATACCAATGTTAAACATGCTAGTCCAAATACTTTTGTCTTGAACTTTCTTAGAGTATATTACTTTTGATAAATCCTCTGTAGATGACAAATTAATTTTTGTATCACCCATAACTTGTGCTATGATTCTATCAATTTTATTTTTTAATTTATAATATTCTTGAGTCAGTTCTTTCTCAACACTATTTAAATCCTCTAAGTTAATATGATTACCATTACACTCCATGTCTATTAGAACCTGTAGAAAATCATTCATCAAATCCCTAGTAGGTATCAGTCCTTTGTTCGCAGGTAAATTATAAAATCTTACTTGTGTAAGATATAATTCTTTTGTAATCTTAACATCTTGTCTACCATATGTCTCTAAATGTTCCAAAGGTATTTCATCAATACCATATCCGTCTTCCATGTATGTAGATAATATATCAGATTTTAAACTTATGTTATGTCTTCTACAACACTCTTTTAGAGATAGTGATTTATCTTTGTTACCTCTCATAATAATATATTCTGCTAACATAGTATCATAAAGTTTACCATTATATTTAAATCCAAACTCATACATCCATGACATATCAAACTTTAGATTGTGTCCAATAATTAAAGTAGACTCATCTAATATCTTTTGAACTTTAGCCATGTTATCTTTTATCTGTTCTACATCTTTTACATCTTTATGATAGAAAAAAAAGTATTCATCGTTGATACCAATACTAACTAATCTATTATGTGGATTAAAAGGTGAAGGGTCTCCCTCACTACTTATGGTTGTTTCTATATCTAATGTAGTTATCACTTGTTGTCCTTTCTATGTAAATGAAGTGAATTGTGACAAGGTGGGAACTAGTCTTACTTCGAACTCACCGTGGTCTCCTGTTAGTTTATTTTTAGAAATAGTTATCTGTCTTACACATGCTTCGTTAGGGTCTTCTCTACCCTCATCTAATTTTCCTATACCTACAATAACATCTGCCTCCGCAGCTTTGCCCGTTTTAGAATTAGCCATAACATTAAAACTTAATCGTGTTCTACCATGTGCCTCTGCTGACGCTTGAGATAATCCTATGACAAACACATCATGTCTTTTTGCAATCTCTCTAGCTTGTCTATATACCTCACCTAATTTTTCATGAGACGAATTATATTTACCTGTTACATTGACTTTATCTAATTGGTCTATGATTAATATATCTACATCATGCTCTTTACAATAGGTATTTAAATCCTCCATATTCATATCAACACTATCGTGAGTATAAATATAAGATTGTATTTCTTGCCACTTGTCTTTGGCTAATTGCCTACTACCATTTAATATCTGCCTCTTGGTTAGATTACTACATGCGTTTAACATTCTCATTTGTGTTCGGATAGCAGGTTCTTCGTTACAAAAAATATGAACATTCTTTTTTTGCCACGCAAAGCCTCCTTCATTTGCTACCATACTAACCCAAAAGGCAGTCTTGCCACTTTCAGGTCTAGCAAAAACAATCATAAAATTACCTTTACCAATACCTTCTGTAGCGTTTTGTAGTGCATGTATATTAAACTTAAATTCTCTTTGTTGATTTACTGCTTCTATTATTTCATCTACATCTTTAGTAACTGAAGTATCATCAACTGTATCAAAGTATTCCTCATCAATAGTTTCTAGAAATCTTTGTACTTCTTTAAAACTATGCTCACTAGGATTGTTACCAATAGCTATACATAGTCTTGACATCTCATCTGCTTTAGATGATTTATACATACTCTTGATAGCATTTTCTACAACACTATCATTCATGTCTTGGATATGTTCTATCCTACTAATTAAATCTTTTATATTTTTTTGTGCTTGATAACTTTGATTTGCAAAGTATGTTTCAAAATAACTGATTCTTAAATCAGCAATACTTATCTCTTCTATCCCAGGATTATCCTCGTATATTTTTGATATGGCTTTGTATATATCTCTGCCACCATTTACAAAAAAAGAATCTGATACAATTTTCTTTACTCTATCAAATACTTTCTTTTTTAATATTATTTTTAAAACATATAGTTTTAAGTTTCCGTCTTCCATGATACCCTTTCTATCTTACTCATGTAAGATTTAATATTTTAACTCCAATAGCTTTGCTTCCATTTTACACTTTGCTACTTCTAACTTTGTTAAGTCATGTGCGTCACAATCTAATTTTGTGTCTTGAATAGGCTCTAACTTTTCTATAATTATTTTATCCTCTTTATCTCTGTTAAAAGAAAATGTACAAGAACTAATTAATAATAATAATAATAATTTTATTGCCATAATATTTTTTCCACACTTACAATAGGTTTATCTTCAAATGTTTCTGCATCAAAATATTTATCTCTATGTATACCACTTTCTTGTAATAAATGTTTTGCTGACTCTAAAATGGCTTCTTGGCTAGTATACTGTGGATTATATTTCATAATACTAGAAAAGTCTGAGCGATATCCTGTTTCGCTAAAAGGTAATTGATATTCTTTTAATCTCTTACCACTCACTATTTTTATACCACTAGTCTTACATTTTTTATCAGGCTGATAAGTTTTATCTGTATCATCACCTAAATCGTACAACGCTTTGTTCTCGTAAGTAATATGATACATAATTGTAGGTTCATTATATATGTCATCATATCTACTATAACCAACCTTAACTATCGTAGCCACTCCCATTACATCTACTAAATATTTTTCTCTATCGTCAAATAATCCCATTGTTCCCTTTCTATGTATATTTATTTTTTTTGTAATACTCTTCGTACATTTTTTTTGTGGCTCTGTCACAATTAAAAACTTTCATTTTGTAATCATCATAATTTATTTTACTAGTACTACAACCGATAGATAATTTTCTATCAAATCTAATTGCTCTGCCACCACCCATAACAATCTTACCTTCAGTTTGTTTTTCAGATGTATTGACTGATGTATCCCAAGTTTTCCAAAACTTTTTATTCTTTTCAGATATTTTAAATCTGCCACCTTTACTACCTTTCTTGTAGTGCCTCTCTAATATAATATTATTATACATACGCATTAGGTAGGTTTGCTACTAAGTAAAGTAGAAATGCTAACACTATAAACATTGACATCAATAACGCTATAAAGTCTCGCATAATTTTTCACCCCATTCTTTTAACTCTTTAACACTATAATATTTTAAATCTTTATCTATCATCTTAACATAAGTAGGAATATGATAAGACAAAGTATCTTTTATCTTAAAACTTTTTTCTGTTGCATCTTTATCTAAACAAACAAAACATCTATCTATAATATCAGCTATAGGTTTTATAAACTCTTCTTTTAAACTTGTACCCATGATAGCTATTCCAGTAAGATTAGCAAGTGCAACTTTACTGGCTGAGACACAATCCTCCACGACAACACCAACATATTTATTATTACCTGCCACGAAAGGGTAATGACAAGTATTATACTTATACCATTTTGGAATTGTGTCATCAGCCAAGCCACGACCTACCGCACCGACAACTTCCCCATTATTTTCTATGAGGAAAACTATTCTATCTTGTTTTACATCATACATCAATCTAGCCTCTGTGTCTTCCAACTCATACTTGCTGATGTATTCTCTTGCTTTGTTATTACCATAGACTGTTACAAACTCTTTGGGGATAGTAAATTTAAGAGGGATATCATGAGAAGAGTTTTTACTATCCATAAAAGTTTGTAAGTCATCTATGGTTACACCATTGTTAGCCATACCTTTAGCATCACAGTTAGCATGAAAACAATTCCAAAATAATTTACCATTTTCATTTCTAACTGACAAGGTGTTTCTATTCAAACAGAACATACAATCACCCCTATAACTCCCACCCTTCTCAATATTAAGGGTTTGAATTGCTTTTAATTGATGTTGATATTCCATTATCTATTACAGTATACACTTTTTTTTATAGATGTCAAGCATTATTTTTTTCTTGACAAATCTGTTAATATATGATAACATATGATTGTCCATGCGGGGATATATATCTACTATACACATGGAAAAATCAGAAGTTATTTTCATTAGCCAAAGATACATAAGTTATTTCTCTATCTATTTCTGCGTCATACAAAGGTGAAGTTAAACCTTCTAGCAAGTATTTATCTTTAGCGTCTTCACCATTTTCTGCCTCTACAAAATACTTTTTAGTTACTGTTTCTTTAACATACACTACATACTTTTTGGTTTCCATTATATAATCCTTTCTTTTCTAACTTGTTCAATGAGAGTATCTTCTATATCTTTTTTCATTGTTTCAAGATACTCATCATCTATTAAATACTTATCGTCTTGTGGGTCATACTCTTCTAACCAAGAACCATGCCCTTCACATACAGGACACTCTTCCCACTCATCGTACCTAGGTTCAGGACATATAGGTATTCTACCTTTGCCTTCACACTCAGGACATTCTACTTTTCTTTTTTGTTTCATTTTATTTTCCTTTCTAATATTAGTATGCACATTTTATTCAATTTGTCAAGAACAAAATGTATCAAATTGTAACACCTCATTTGCAAAAATAACACTAGTACTTTCATAAAACAGCATTATAATTTATATAATGTATGGAGGTGAAATTATGAATGTATTTGGGATTACTGAAAAATCTATCGGGTTTCTTATTAGTATGTTTGATAAGTATCATACTGATGAGAACTATATCAGAAAGTTTGTCAGAACAGAATACCCACAAGATGATTGGGCATGGGCTGAAAACAAACTTAAAGTTAAAACCACTAAAAAAGACAAATGATGATTGATTTTTTTCCATTTTAAGACGCATACAAGGGGTCTTTAATGACCCTCGTGTGTGTTTGTAAGGGGTTAAAAGTCGGTATAAAATACTTGTCCATGTTTTTTCATATCAGCCAAATGGTCTAGACTAGCCTCTAGGAATTTTAGTTTTTCATATTCCTCATCATTCCAATCATCACCATTAATCCATTTCATTTTTGCTTCTCTTGCTTTCTCTTTTGCGTACTCTATGTACTCATCTATATAGTATACTGCCATTACTAATCCTTAACCATTCCCTTTGTATCTAAATTCTTAACTCTCTCTGTTACCTCGTCAACAGTCTTAGCTAACTCTTGCTCTTTTTTATAATCCATTTTATTTTTAGATTGTTCGACAACCTCATCAACTGTCATGTTAATATTCTTCTGTCGTTCAGCAAAATTCCTTTCTGCCCAGACCTCTAATCTATCAACTAAAAATTTATTTTGTATTCTCAGTTCTTTGTTTTCCTCTGTCAACTGATTAATAATTTTTAATCGTTCTCTGCTTCTCTCTTTTACTTTTAATACTTGTGCTTCCATTTCTTTTAGTGTACTCATTATTCTGCCTCCTTTAATTCGTCTATCAATTTAGATAGTTCGTTTTGTTTATTTACTAGATTAATAATTATATCTTGTAATACTTGTTTTTGATTGTATGCAAAATGTGGGTGGTCTTTCATCCATTCATTTTTTATAATACCAAACAAATATTTTTCAGTATCTCTTAAAGTGTACTGTATTACTTTTAGTTTATCTATCATCCGTCACACCTCTCTTCAAATAACTTCTCTACTATCATTCCCATATGTTCGTCTATATATTGGTTTAATGCTTTAAAGTGATGTTTATCTAGAAGTTCTTGAAATTCATGTAATGACATGCTTTCAACCTCTTCCATGATGTCTTCTTTTATTCTATCGTTATGTATGTTACTCATTGTACACTCTCTTTCATTATAATTTCGTTGTCAATATAGACATCCATGACATCCCAACTTACACCGATTGTTGCGTCATGCTTATCCAACATCATGCTTAAAACAAATCTGCACTCATCAGTAGTCAATGCATTTTCTTGCCCTCTATTTTTTAATTGCATTTTAACATCATCAGTAGTCCACTCTAATGATATTGTATCTTTATCTATTTGTTTCATAGATTATCCCTCGCAAAATTTTCTAGTTCGTTAAATAGTTCTTGACCTCTCTCTGTGTTCCTTGTTCCGTCAGGATTATCAGGGTCAGGTTCTATGAAGAAATCAATATTTCTTGCGGGAGAGTTTTCAATAACTATCCAAAATATTCTATCTGCTATTCTATAGGCTCGTTCACTATCTCTAGCAATTAAAGTGTCAACTAATTTATCATGCTCTGCTTTTTGTTGTTGGTTCATTGTATATCCTTTCTTACTGTGTAAGACAGGGGTATGAAACCCCTGCCTATTTGTTTTGTTAAGCAACTTTCTTTGCCTTGCTTTTAGCTAACTTTAGAAGTTTTGATAGTCTATACTCTA